GTTGTTTAAATAATTTTGTTTCCTCATAATTTCTCCAAATTGTTAATACATTATAATATACGCAGTTAATTTTGTCAACTAAATAGTAGTATAGGAGACAAACATGGCAAACGATCCACAAAGTAGCGTAGAAAATTTAGCAGGTAGTGCTGTCCAATTTGGTGAAGGTGTTATCAACACAGTTATCAACGAGCCAATCCAACGAGTTACAGACACAATTAGCGATACCGGCTTTGGTAAAGCACTTAGGGCTGTTGGGTTGCTGCCAGGCGCAGTTCCAACCGGCGGCATAGGATTTACACAGGCCAACTGGGGCTCTAAAACAGATCTAGACTGGCGTGTAAGACTCAGCGTTCCGCAGTCATACAAGACCAGTCCTCTGTTGCAACCGTTGCTCGAAACAAATGGATTTATGTTTCCGTATACTCCTCAAATAATTCTAGAATCTACAGCAAATTATAATTCTCTACATCCTACTCATAGTAATTATCCATTTCCTGCTTATCAGAACAGTCAAGTGAACGCTATGACAATTGTAGGTGACTTTTTTGTAGAAAATGCCAAAGAAGGCGAATACTGGATTGCTGCTGTTCACTATCTAAGAAGTATTACCAAGATGGCATACGGTGCTAGCAGTAATCAAGGTTCTCCACCACCTGTAGTAAAGCTTAACGGCTATGGAGACTATGTGTTTAAGGATGTTCCTGTAACAGTTCAGATGTTCACAGTTGAATTACCTAACGATGTTGATTATATTCAGGTAGGACTAGGCGAAAACGGATCATGGGCACCAACTAGAAGTTCTATATCTATAGTTGTACAGCCAACATACAGCAGAAAGAACGTTACAGACTTTAGTTTAGATGCATTTGTTAATGGTGCATATGTAGTTAATGGACAAGGATTTATTTAATGGCAGCGTACGAACAAACAAGTCCTTGGCACAATACTGTAATTAAAAACAAACAATATCTTAATTTTTTACAAATTAGACCTGTGCCGGCAGAGGACGACGATATATTATATGTAGTAGAGCCGCAGTATGCTTATAGACCAGATTTGTTAGCATATGATTTATACGGAAGTCACAAACTTTGGTGGGTATTTGCCCAAAGAAATATGAATGTAATAAAGGATCCTATAAATGACTTAGTACCGGGGGTAGAAATATATCTACCAAAAGGACCGAATCTACAAAGGCAACTAGGAATATAAAATGGCAACACAAGTTGACAACAACGGCTCTCCAGTAAGGACTCCAACAGGCAATTCTATTACGGTTGCTTCTAGTAATGCAGTCCAAGGAGCGTCTTCAGTTGTATCAGGAACTACCAATGCAATAGTAGGAACAGCAGGCTCTGCTGTTTCAGGAATAGTTGCAGGTGCTGTAGGAGAAGCAGTGGCTCCGGTAGTTGATATTGCTCAGAAGACTAACCAAATTGTAGATCTTGTTAAAAATCCGTCACTTGGCGGTGTACTTGCACTTGCAGGGCGCGGGTTTCCGCCTTACAGAAACGAATTAAATCAGTTTGCTAGTTACTCGTATAATATTACATTGGGATGTCTTACTGGTTTAGAAGTAAACTTTCCTTTAAGTTATAAAACACTTGGCCCTGCTATTAAAATTGCAAGAAGCGGCGGCACAGGGGGTAATAAAATTCCTACTCTTTACGAAATTGACGGTAAGGTTGAATTTTTTATAGAAGATTTAGAAATAGAAACATTTTGTGCTCCAAATCCACAGACTAGAATGAGCAATGCAAGAACTATCAATTTTAAAATTATTGAACCTTATTCTATGGGACAATTTTTTCATAATCTTAGAACCGCGGCGCTTGTGTGTGGCCACTCTAACTACATGGAGGCCCCGTTTGTTCTTAGTATCGAATTTATTGGATACGACGACGACGGAAACGTATTATCTCCTGCATTTAGTACTAGGCATATTCCTTTTAGGTTTAGAAACGTTGTTATGAAGGTAGAAGAGTCGGGTGCAGTGTACGATTGTGATGCAGCGCCCTATAATGAAATTGCAATGACAGATAGTATTCAAAATACAATGGCTGACATTCAAATTAAAGGGTTAACAGTTGCTCAAGCTTTACAAACTGGTGCAGAAAGTTTGACGTCTAAATTAAATGCTCGTCAAATTGCATTAGAAGAAGCAGGACAAATAGATGCCGCAGACTATTACATTGTAAGTTTTCCACCGGACGATATAGGCGAACAAATTGGACAAGCAGGAGAATCTTTACTTGCAAGCTTGGGCGCAACAGTAAGCGGCGGCAGCGATAGAAGAGATTTATACGAGAGTCTTGTAGGAAATAATGCAGGAGATATTCCAGCAGACCTTGATGCAAAACTACAAGAACTTCCTGGCGTGCAAGTGCTAGGTTCTGCACTCGCACAGCAACTAAAAACTTTAGCAGAAACTAGTATAAACAATATAGGCAGCGCAAGGATATTGCCATTAGGCCGCCCGCCCGGTGTAGGTAGTCCAATGCAAGAAGCTGGCTTTGTAGAAGACGAAGACAATCCTGGATATTTTCGTAGAGATGGTTTAGCATACAACTCTGAAACACTCGAATATAATTTTCCAAGTGCTACAAGAATACAAGACATTATTGAAGAAGTAGTAACTACTAGTGAACATGGCAGAAATATGGCCAGAGAAAGTGCCGCAGACGGTACTACTAAAAACCACCTAGTCGTTCCCGAAGTTTATGATGCATCTAGTATATTTGGTAGCTTGGTATCAGGACGCAGTCCTAGGATTTATGTCTATAAAGTAGTACCTTATACGTCTGATTCAGCTGATACATCCGGACCCACTTCAGGCGTCATTAGTGACTTTTTAAGAAAAGCCAGTGCTATTAAATCTTACGAATATATCTATACAGGGCAGAATGATGATATTATTGATCTTGATCTAACATTTAATAATATGTTTAGAACAAATGCACTAGCTGGCAGAGGACAAACTGGTCTTGGAACAGTACTTGGAGCAGTTCAAAACTTATTTAAAGGTGACCCGGAACCTGTACCTACTACTAATTCCGGTGGCGGCACAGGAACAACTTCGATTAGCGGCACAGCAGCTCGAAGCGAGAGTGCAACAACAACAAGTGGTGATAACGGCGGCGGACCGGCAGATGATACTGAAGTATCAATTGCCAGACAAATGACCGATATGCTTATTTCTAGCCACAATGATTTATTGATGGTAGATCTTAAAATACACGGCGACCCCTTTTATATAACTGATGTTGGATTTAGTAACGGATTTGCTATACCTAATCCGCTAAATTCTGCAATAACAATAGAAGGTCAAATGAATCCTACAAGTGAACAAATATTAGTTGCATTAAGTTTTAGGACTCCTGTAGATTATAGCGACGATGACGGATTTGTTAAATTTCCCCTAGGAGGGTTCTTGCCGGTGTCGTCCTTTAGCGGAATATATCAAGTTAGATTTATAACAAATTCGTTTAAAGACGGTGTATTTACTCAGAATCTTAATTTAGCATATAAGAGAAACCAAGATCAAGCACTCGAAAGTATTATAGATGCGGCTATTAACGCATTTACAGGCAGCGGTGTTGGTAAAATGCTTGGCCTTGGCGGAAAAGAGTCTCAAATTAGAAAAGATGTTGATGGAATGGACGAATAATGCAAGATAAAAGAACAGCAAATAAACGTCCTGAAAGTGGTCCGGGTGTATTTCTAGGAAAAGTAGTTAATCACTTAGATACCGGATTTATGGGAACTATAGAAGTAGAAATATTACATAGAAATAATACCGGCGGAACTGGACAAGATTATGTTCAATGTAGGTATGCGAGTCCGTTTTGGGGACAAACTTCGTTTAACGGTGTAACTGAAAATGATACATACGCTAACACACAAAAGAGTTACGGATTCTGGGCAGTTCCTCCAGATATCGGAACACAAGTGTTAGTATTGATGCCCGAAGGCAACTTCGCAAATGCATATTGGGTAGGTTGTGTGCCCGAACTAGGTATGAATTTTATGACTCCGGGAGTTAGTTCAACTACCTATAACAGTGATGACAGTTCATTAGCATTACCAGTTGGCGAATATAACAAACGTACACAAGACAATGCTCAAACCTCAGTAACTAGAATAGTAAAACCTGCCAACAGTGATGCTATAACAAGGCTCGAGACACAGGGATTAAAAGAAGATCATATAAGAGGAACAAATACTAGTAGTGCAAGGCGCGAAGTACCTAGCATGGTGTTCGGATGGAGTACACCCGGACCTGCAGATAGAAATGGACCTACACATAAATATGGTAAACCCGGAGCACAAGTAAACGCTCCGTTTAACAGACTCGGCGGAAGTTCGTTTGTAATGGATGATGGTGATCCTAGTCTGCTAAGAAAAAAGCCAGCAGCCGGCGAAGGCGCTGGACCATTAGAATATGCAAATGTTGATGCAGGCGAAACCGACGGTGATGTAACTTTACCTGCTAATGATCTTGTAAGAATTAAAACAAGAACGGGCCACCAGATACTTCTGCATAACACAGAAGACTTAATTTATATTTCTCATGGTAGCGGAAACAGCTGGATCGAAATGACCGGTAATGGTAAGATAGATGTTTATGCAAAAGACAGTATAAGTTTTCATTCTGAAAACGACATAAACTTTACAGCAGATAGAGATATTAATTTTAGAGCATCTAATAATGTTAATCTAACCGGCAACGAAAATATATTTGCAACTGCGGGAGCAAATTATGAAATTAAAGCAGGTGCAGACGGAAAGCTGTCTTGTGCTGGTACATCTAGTATTAAAGCTGATGTTCATGCAGAAACTGCTGAGGGTGGAATTTTTATGAATAGCAGTACCGCAGCAACAGATGCTGATGATGCTAGCGTACCGAAGCGTGTCCCACAACACGAACCGTGGCCCGAACACGAACATCTAGATCCAGAAAAGTATATTCCTGATGAAACACAGGCAGCTGATCCTAATGAAGAAGAGCCCGAGCAGGCAGAGTTTGTATTCCCACCCATACCGGATACTTTCCGTAATGGCAAGTAAGGTAAATACGTTATGAGTAGCTTAGAAAAAAAATTATATAAAGAAATTGCAGTCAAAGCAAGTAATAATAAAGATAAATTGGCTGATACTAGTCCTACGTATGTAGGATTTAGCACTGCTGATCCTGACGCCGACTCGCATGTTTTATATGATATTGCACTAATCAAACAAGATATTATAAATCACTTCCATATCCGTCAGGGAGAAAAGTTAAGCGATCCTGAATTTGGTACAATTGTTTGGGATATCCTGTTTGAACCTCTGACCGACGAAGTAAGAAATGCAGTTGTTAATAATGTTTCTAAAATTATCAATTACGATCCACGAGTAAACGTTAACCAAATAATTGTTGACAGCTACGAACAAGGCATATTAATTGATTGCGAACTTGTTTATTTGCCCTATTCGATTGTTGAAAAAATGCGTTTAAAATTCGATGAAAATGCAGGCTTTCTAACCGAATAATTATATACGCACTTATCTAAAGTAGCTAAATATAATAACAAACAAGGATACGCAAATGTCATCTACAGATAGACAAAATAGACTCTTACTTGCAGAAGACTGGAAACGAGTTTATCAAAGTTTTCGCAACGCCGATTTTAAAAATTATGACTTCGACAATCTACGTCGGACAATGATTAATTATCTTCGACAAAATTACCCAGAAGATTTTAACGACTATGTAGAAAGTTCAGAGTATCTAGCACTGATTGATCTTATTGCGTTCCTTGGTCAAAACATTGCTTTCCGTGTTGATCTTAATGCTAGAGAAAACTATCTTGAACTAGCAGAACGTCGAGAAAGTGTACTACGCCTTGCACGTCTGCTTTCTTACAACCCTAAGCGCAATCAAGCAGCTAACGGACTTTTAAAATTAGACAGTGTAAGAACGTCAGAAGAAGTTAGAGACAGCAACAACGTTAATCTACAGAATCAAACTATTGTATGGAATGATCCTAGTAACGAAGATTGGTACGAACAATTTATTAAAGTGCTTAATACTGCACTTCCAGTTAACGGAACATTTGGCAGACCTAGTAAAAAGCAAACAATTGCAGGTATTGACACAGAACAGTACAGGCTGAGCAGTGTTAATACTGATGTTCCTGCGTATAACTTTAATAAAACTGTGGATGGCAGAGCTGTAAGATTTGAAATAATATCAACAGATGTTACTAACGATTCTATTGTTGAAGAAGCACCATTTCCGGGTAATAACTTTGCGTTTCTTTATAGAGACGACGGTAAAGGACCAGCAAGTTCGAACAACGGATTTTTCAGTCACTTCCGTCAAGGCACTCTAGATCAAGGATTTTTCACTATTAACAATCCTAGTTCAAATCAAAGTGTTGCGATTGAAACTCCAAATATTAACAACTCGGATATTTGGTTATACAAACTTAACAGTTTAGGTAATGAAGAAGAATTATGGACCAAAGTTGCTGCTATTGAAGGTAACAATATTATCTATAACAATCTCACCAAAGAACAAAGAAACATTTACAGTGTGTTAACTAGAACCGATGACAGAATTACACTAATGTTTTCTGATGGTACATTTGGTGCATTGCCTCGAGGCCAATTTAAAATCTATTTTAGAACAAGCTTGAATCAGCGTGTAACAGTCACACCTAGATTCTTCAAAGGTATAAACATTGCTATTCCTTACCTTTCTAAAAGAGGCAAAGTAGAAACAATCAATCTTACGTACAGTTTAAAATATACTGTAGACAACAGCGCAAATTCAGAATCTTCAGACAGCATCAAGCTAAATGCTCCTGCAACATACTACACACAAAATAGAATGGTTACAGGCGAAGATTATCAGCTAGCTCCTTTGGGAATAAATCAGCAAATTGTAAAAGTTAAAGCAGTTAATAGAATCTCAAGCGGTATTAGTAGATATTTTGATCTAATAGATGCTACTGGAAAATACAGCCAAACAACTCTTTATGGAAATGACGGAGTTGTTTATAAAGAATATCAAAATAATATTAATAGTTTCACCTTTACAACAAGAACAGATGTAGAAGGCGCAGTAGAAAATGTAGTAACTCCTATTTTAGGAAGTACAAAAATAAGAAATTTTTACTTCGATAGATTTCCAAGAATTTTAACTGAAGATCTAGGAGTTAATTGGGTACAAGAAACAGCAGAAACAAATCTAAGCAGCGGATATTTTAAAAATACAGAAGATTTACCTTCTACACTCGGTAGATTTACCGGTTCTATTTTACGATTAATTAACCCAGGAACTTTAATAAAAGTAATTTCTCCAGGGTTCGTTGCTAAAACAAATCCTACTGATTCAGATGTATCAACAAATCACTTTAATTCAAAAGGGCAGTTAGTTTCAGGACCTGCAAAAGAATTAGGCGACACGTATTATAAGTGGGTTAAAGTTATTAGCATTAACGGTACAGGATTTGAACAAAGAGAAAACGGTCTCGGTGCAGTTATTTTAAATGACATCATACCGACTAGTGCAATTTTAGCTGAAATTAAACCAGCTCTTGCTAATAATTTAGAATCTGGTGTAAAACAACAAATTATTGATCAAATATTTGCACAAAGAACATTTGGTTTACGCTTTGATCAAATTGCAGGACAATGGAGATTGGTCACTGAAAACAATCTTTCTATAGGTACAGATTTTAGTACTGGTAAAACTGGAGATGTTACAAATCAACAGCTGGATGCAAGTTGGTTATTAATATTTGAAACTGACGGTGAAAAGTATACCATCACTAATCGTTCAATGCGTTATGTATTTGAAAGCGACAACGAAATTAGATTTTATTATGATAGTTCAGATAAGATCTATGATAATAAAACAGGAAAAGTTGTAAAAGACAGAATTACAGTTTTAAATATAAATCCTCAACCCGATAACCCAAATGCATTTACACAAGATTTTGAATGGGAAATTGTAGATGCATATAGAGATGCAGAAGGTTATGTTGACAGTAAAAAATTAGAAATTAGTTTCTTTGATGATGACGAAGACGGT